ACATTATGTGACTGAGACTACGGTTCCTCTGATTCTAACTGAGCCAGATGAGTTGTTAATGTTTACTATTAGACGCATATCTAATGGCACAGGAACAGAAAATCTTGACTCGGTATTTGGTCTACAGCTAGATTTACATTATCAAGTAACACGAGTTAATACACCTAACAAGTCGCCTGACTTCTTTAACTAAGGAATAAGAAATGGAAAATATATTAACATCATTTAGAGGCTCATATTGTGTAGAGTGTAAATCAGTATTTCATCATGGCTTGGCAAAAGAACACCAAGCCGCTAATCCTACACACCATATGATTCGTGTGGATGCCGCACTGAATGATTTGCCACTTGATGAAGCACGATTGATACCTGCGGTATCATCTATTAATGATGTGCCTGATGTAGACACAACTGGAGCAATATCTGGTAGTGTTCTTAAGTACGACGGCACAAACTGGGTAGTAGGAACAGATTCAGGAGCTGGTGGTGGCGCAAGCACATTAAACGAGCTTACTGATGTGAATGCAACAGCCACTGATGGACATGTATTCTACTACAACGGCGCTACAAGTCTATGGGAAAGCAAGTTGCTATTTGCTCCTGGCGCAGGTGGTTCATCGCCTCAAAAGTTCATGAGCAATATATCGGCAGTAACAGGTAACCAAGCAATAGACCCTGCACTGCCAGTTACTGCTACTTCAGGACTAGAGATTTGGAGTCAACAGATTACAACAACGACTGATACAAGTGATGTACAGGTCACAAATGCTATTGCATTCTCTGTTGGTAACGCATCGGCTTCGTTTGTTGTGATAATATTCCGTGATGGAACACCGATTGGTGCTATGATGGATACAGCAGCCAACAAAGATTCACTACAAACAGTATGTTTTCTTGTTAAAGACACTCCTGGAGCAGTCGGCACATATACGTACTCGGCTCGTGTAGGTTCTACGAATGGTGCTGTATTCCAAGTTAACCAGAATTCAGGCAATACATTCCTACAGCCTAATCTGTTACAACAAAATAGTTACATAGTAGAGGAGATTACTTACTAATGGCATTAAATTACTTAGAAGCGTTATCTGAATACTTTCCTGGCGTAGAAGCGTATTGTGACGGTGACCCATTCACATTTGAAAGTTTAGTATTCACTAAAGGCAGTGTGGCACAAGGAGACCTTGAAGATGCTATGCTGTCTGGTGCTAAATTACTTAAAATAAAAGAATTATCGGAAGCATGTGGTAATGAAATTGTAGATGGATGGATATCATCCGCGAGTGGCACACCTAGAAAATATGATGCGGGCCCAGATGACCAGCTAAACCTCGTTGGTGTAGTGGCGCTAAACTCTGATTACTACTATTCGTGTCGTGACCCAGACACATTAATCAAAGAGTATGTGTTACATACCGCAGACCAACTTAAGCAAGTTCTGGCTGATGGTGCGGTTATAAAATTACAACTACTACAAAAATTCAACACGCTAAGAGCACAGGTAACGGCAATGACTACATTGGCTGAAGTTACTGCTGTTACTTGGTAATAAATATTAAAAACAGGTAGACAAATCTGTTTACCTGGTATATACTATATCTTAATACTATAAAATCGGTTCGTCATGGACCGATTGCTATTTGGAAAAATATGTTAAATGTAAATAATCTTGAGTCCTTATTTAAGGAAACAAATGCGCGTACATATCTTCGTGGTTTTGTACCTTTCTTTGTAGATGTTCTCAATGCGCAACAATCTGTAAGTCCGATTACGAGTATTTTGGAGCTTGGAATAGGCGCTGGTTTGAAACACGCGGCTTGGCACGATGCGTCCGATGCTAATACGACCATAGGAGGAATAGACCATTTTGATTATAGAAAAACATCTATGAGAAATATGGGCAATTTTGAGCATTGGAAAAATTGTCAAATTAATTCTGAAAATCTTTTTTCCACACGAGAACGGATAAAAGTACTCTATGATAAAGCATACATTGAATCATCTGTAATAAAAATAAAAGAATTAATGGATGTCACAAGTATAGATGTTATTGTTGATGATAGTTGTGCTGGTCCATTTGAAAAAGTTAAACCTTCGTTGGCTACATGGAAGAATTCAATCTCGCTGAAAGGATGTTATATATCAGAGACTCCGGACGGCAATGGTACACCACTATGGAGGTCAGAGACGATAGAGGAACATTTTGAGCATTTCAGAATTTTGCGAGAAGAGCAAGATATGATAGTATTTGATTTTTCACCTATTAGAATAGACTTCTGTTTAGATTATTCATCAAATTTTCTAGGATTTTATGCTCCTGATATGAGCATTTATCAGTCAGTTATTGACAAATACAAACAATATATTATAAATTAACATAAAAGGTTGTAATATGAACACACACGTAGTAAATAAGTATTTTCAGTTATGGAATGCTCAAGACTCTGAACAATTTCGTTCTCTATTAACCGATAACATCTCGTTGACAGATTGGGATTTGTCAGTTTCTGGAATTGACGAAGTTGTGTCTGCAAATGAAAATATATGGGCAAATGTGTCTGACATTAAAATTGTAGTGTTGGACATAGCCGTTAATGCAAATAGAGCATATTGTCATATTAAAGTATCAAGCGAATCTAAAGATTTTGAATTGAATGTCATTGATGTACTAACATTTGATGGTGAAAAAATTTCTCGGGTTGACGCATTTAAGAATTAATAAAAGGAAACAAAATGAGCGATTATATTTTTACGAGTGAATCCGTAAGTAAAGGTCACCCTGATAAAGTGGCGGACCAAATCAGTGATGCGATTGTAGATGCTGGCTTAGCGGCAGGTGACGAAACAACTCGTGTCGCATGTGAAACGTTAGTGACTACTAACAGAGTAGTACTAGCTGGTGAAGTTAAGAACTTCAATGTGTCACCTGCCGAAGTAGAGCGTATTGTACGCCGTGTAATCAAAGACATTGGATACGAGCAAGATGGCTTCCATCATAAGCATGTACAAGTAACTAATCTACTTCATTCGCAATCTGGTGATATTGCGCTAGGCACAGATGATTTCGGCGCAGGTGACCAAGGCATTATGTTTGGTTACGCAACTAAAGAAACGCCTAGTATGATGCCGGCACCTATTCACTATGCCCATGAGATACTAAAGAATCTTGATAAAAAGCGTGAAGCACAGCCAGATGTACTTGGCCCTGATGCTAAATCACAAGTATCTATTCAATATATTGATAGTAAGCCAGTGTATGCGACTGCGGTAGTAGTGTCTACGCAACATGGAGAAGGAGTACAAGACGAAGCTAAAGCACTTGCTAAACAGGCTATTGTTGAAGAATTAGGAGACTTGTATCGTGAAGGAACAACCAAACTATATCTTAATCCTACTGGCAACTTTGTTATCGGGGGGCCTGATGGTGACGCTGGTGTTACAGGACGCAAGATTATCGTGGACACTTATGGCGGTTATGCTCCACATGGTGGTGGCGCTTTTAGCGGCAAAGACGGTACTAAAGTAGACCGTTCAGCCGCATATATGGCTCGTTGGCTTGCGAAGAATGTCGTAGCTAAGGGCATGGCATCTGAATGTCAAATCCAGCTATCATACGCTATTGGCGTTAAAGAGCCAATGGCTGTGTATATTGTCAGTGATGGCAATGAAACTGAAATCCGCAATTGGATTGACACGATTGACCTAACACCGTATGGCATCATAAAAAGATTTGACTTATTCAACTTTACCAAGTATAGTAAAGAATGTGTATATGGTCACTTCGGTGATAAAGATGTTCCATGGGAAAAGATAGAGGATTAACATGTTTAAGAAGCTAAAGAGCTTATTCAAATCAAAAGAAGAAGTTCAAAGTATTAGCGAAAAAGACCAGGCAACGGCTCGTGGAGAGCCGTATGTCCGCGTTGTTAATGTAACAATTGACAAAAACGAGCCAGGGAATGGTTACTTTGAGTTGGACTGGAATGAATTATTTGTAAGACAACTTGTTCAAGCTGGTTACATTGGTGAAAGTCAAGAAGAGATTGTGGACCAATGGTTCACTGAGTTATGTCGTAATATTTCAGCACAAGAAATGTAATGTTTAATCAACGTCAGTTTTTTTTCACTCTTGCGGAAGTAGGTCATCATAGTGAAGTATTGAATAAGATATTATATGCTTGGTTTAATAACTCACATGATGATGTTACTATGACAGATGATGGTCAACTTTCTTATATGAAAATCAGTATGTCTCAGTTTGGTAAACCGTTTTTGATAGGATTACTATTTAAGGCAGGACATTTGAATGACATTATGAGAAGTGGCATAAAGTTCAAAACAGATGCATTAGCAGAAGTCCCATTGCCAATTCCCGGTGATAATCCTCGGCTGATAAATCAAACTTGGCCAATATGTACGGCTATGCATTTGAAATCTAATTCTGATATACGAATGGTAGAGCAACTTAACTCCGCTGATACAGATTTATGTTCTATATTTACTCCTTACAAAAGATTAGATGAAAAAATCATCTTATATGCACATGACAGAAATAAAGTATATGAACTGGTAGAAGAAGTTGACAATGTAGAACAGACCATCTATAATATAAAACAACATGAAGTGTTGGTCAACAGAAAAGAGACAAGTATACTACACGACATTGTGTATGATACGCATCATACATTGGATGACCTATATCAGATATTTGGACAAGGACCAGTAACAGATATTGGTCGTTTACGAGCGTGGCTACACACTGCGCACAACGCATACAAACAATTTTACGAAGGTAAATAATGGCACATACTTACATACTAGTAGATACAGCAAACATGTTCGCCCGAGCGCGCCATGTTGTCCGAGGTGATGATATGTCAATGAAAATTGGCATGGCATACACTATTATGTTCAACAGCATTAACAAAGTATGGCGTGAGCAAAATGGCTCCCATGTTGTATTTTGTCTGGAAGGTCGTAGCTGGCGCAAAGATGTATATGAGCCATACAAGCGTAATCGTGCCGAGATTCGCGCCGCCAAATCAGTGAAAGAGCAACAGGAAGAACAAGAATTCTGGGATGCACTCTCTGAATTTCAAGATTTCATTCGTGAGAAGACAAATTGTACAATTCTTAGGCATGAACGATGCGAAGCAGATGATTTCATTGCTCGTTGGATTCAGAATCATCCAGAAGATAAACATGTTATTGTAAGTAGCGATAGTGATTTTTATCAACTGCTCACTGACAACGTGGAGCAATACAATGGTATCAGCGGAGAGCTAATCACTACACGCGGCATCTTTAATGAGAAAGGACAACCTGTTAAGAATAAGAAGACTGGTGAACCTAAAGTACTAGAAGACCCTGAATATCTACTATTTGAAAAATGTATTCGTGGCGATACCTCAGATAATATCTTTTCAGCATATCCAGGTGTACGCAAGAAAGGTAGTAAAAACAAAGTTGGTCTTCTAGAAGCATTCGCTGATAAGAATGATAAAGGCTTCAACTGGAATAACTTTATGTTACAACGCTGGGTTGACCATGAGAATGTAGAGCACCGTGTGCTGGAAGATTATGAGCGTAATCGTATGCTTATTGATTTAACAGCACAACCAGAAGATATTAAACAAGTACTTGATGAGACAATCATTGAACAAGTACAGAAAGACCGTAAGTCGCAGGTTGGTATGCAGTTTATGCGATTCTGTGGGAAACATGATTTGCCTAGAATAGCTGAGCGAGCGCAAGACCACGCTGAATATTTAAATGCCCCTTATAACTAGGGGCTTTTTTAATGGAGAAATACTAAATGAGGACACTCGTGAAAAAAGCGTTACCAAAATGGAAAATCATTCTACTGATGTTTGTCGTGGGTGTTGTTTCGTTACACGTTGGTTTAAAGTTATCCGACATAGAGGACGCGCTAGAAACTACTTACACTGAGTTATCGGTTGTGACTGATAAAGCAACACAGGCAAATAATAAACCAACACTTGATAACAAAGTATCAAAGGTAGTAACTGAAGGTAAAGAAAGTGTAGTTTTTATTCGTATATCATTGACTGAGGAATATGAGAGAAAACTAAAAGAAGCTGGTAGAGAAGTTCCTCAAGAAAACGCAATAGGCACAGGTTGGTTCGTTAAAGTGGATGATGATTATGCGTATGTTGTAACAAATCATCATGTGGTAGAAACGGCTATAAACTATAGTGAGCAAACAAACTTAGTAATTAATGATTTGATGACCGCATGGGATTATCCTGCTAGAATAGTAGGATATGATGAGATTGCTGACCTAGCAGTTCTTAGAGTCAAACGAAATGACTTCAACGATTGGAAGGCATTGGAATGGGCTGACCATAATGAGATAAGAGAAGGCGACCCAGTAGTAGCAATTGGCCATGGATTATCGTTGCCTTGGAGCATGAGTTCTGGTATCATTACAGCACTTGACCGTTGGCAGATTCGCCGATTTCAGTTCATGATACAGTCTGATACGGTAGTGAATAAAGGCAACAGTGGTGGTCCATTGCTTAACATGGATGGCAAGGTGGTTGGTGTAGTTGACGCTATACTTGACCCAGGTACAAACAGCGCGGCTTATGCGGGTGTGTCTTTAATGATTGCTGGATGGCAAGCAGAAAAATCTATCAATGAGATTCTACAATTTGGCGAATCTACCTACGCAGCTATTGATTTTAAGATGGAAGATATATCACAGGATGATTGGTTGAATGTGCGTGAAAATGGATTTACTTCAACGGTTAAAATATCAACTATTCCTGATGATTCTGATGCCTTATTTGCGGGTATTAAAGAAGGTGATTATATAGAAACGGTTGACGATAAACAGTTGACAGGCACAATAGATATGATTAAAATAGTCTTAGGTAAAAAGCCAGGAGAGGTAGTCAAGATGACTGTTCTCCGAAACGAAGCAGGCGGTATGCTACGACCTATTGATGTGGCACTGCCATTAATGAATTTAAAAGAGTTTCTAAAAAATCAAGAAGGTTAGATATGAATGCTCAGGTTGTTATCCCTGATAAGTTTTGGATAGTAACAGACAAATATGGCAAAGTAGGCACACTTCGTGCCTGTGATGATGGATTTGAATTCTTTGACAATAGGAATAATAAGACAACAATATTAGAATCATTTGATGAATTTGAACAAGCCGACAAACAACAGATTGAAACTGATATGTTTACGGTAAATGGCTTCCCAACACGATACAAGAAAGGTGTTGTGGTAGAACATGAAAAGTTGCCGTTGTTCAAAAAATCAGAGTCTAGCAAAACAATACAAGCCGCTGGCTTCTATGCTATAAAAACAGACACCGCTGGTTGGCTTAACTGGAGTTGTCCAAAGATAGAGACCCTAGAAAAGCATCCATATAGTGGACCATTCATGTCTGAATGGGAAGCCAATCACGAAATACAGCGTTTAAAAAATTAACTATGGTGTTTTTGCGTTTTTTACTAAATAATAGTAAAGGAGACGCGAACTGATGGCGAGACCAAAACCCACTATCATAGTAGAATTAAACGACAGAAACTACAACGCAGAGCAAGTACTGGAGGCGGATGCTATCTATGCCGTGTTCTATGAGGGTAAGCCTATCAATTTGCGTACATTGAACACCTTGGTAGATTATCCAGGACCTAAGTATAAAAAAGTATCATTCAGTAATAGTGGTCACGCATTTAATCTTGCTGACCGTTTAAACAAAAAATTCAACACAAACAAATTTACGGTTGTAAAACTAACAGATGGCGAAACAATCAATAGAACCGGCCAGAATCCAGCTTGAGATAAGTGATTATCTTGAGTCTGAAGGCGTGGATATTGACCGAATAAGATTGTTCTTAAACAGCAAGACATTGAGATTGACCAGACAAGGACATTCAATACTACATAAACATATGGGTTCGTGGTCGGTTGATTTGAATGAAAAGATAAGCACGGACGATTTATTGATGTTACTTCGTAATGTTAGCTCCCCATACTATCTGAAGAAAGACCAGATTATATTATTTTCAGAAGAAGACGCATTCATGGCTAGATTGGCAGGTGTGAAAGGATGGATAAAAAGTAAATGAAAGATAACTGGAAAGTAGCATACATGGACACAGCAGAACGATTCGCACAAGAGTCGTATGCTGTTCGTCTTCAAGTAGGTGCAATTGTAGTAAAAGACGACCGTATTATATCAATTGGTATCAACGGCATGCCTAGTGGTTGGGAGAATGTGTGTGAGCATAGAATTTATCTTCGTGATGACTATGAGCATATGGCATCGTTGTCGGTAGCACAGAGAAAAAGCATGTATCCTTATAAAGACGAGATAGGCAGATATTGCTTAAAAAGTAAAGATGAAGTTCTTCACGCTGAAACCAACGCTATTTCAAAATTAGCGAAGTCTGGCGAGTCGGGCGACGGTGCTGCTATTTTTATCACACATAGTCCTTGTATTGATTGTGCTAAAGCACTATATCAAGCAGGTATTAAAGAGGTATATTATCGCAACGACTATCGCTCTAGTGATGGTATTAAATTCCTTGAAAAATGTCATATTCCCGTAGAAAAAGTGTAAGAATCTAAATACACATATAATAAAAATATACTTCGGCGGGAGAGTAGTACAATGAAAGACTACGCTAGTAAAATAGTGACCGATGTAATGAGCATGTCATTGAGTACAATAGATATTGAAGCAATGATTGATACTTTACACAAAAAATATCCTAGTGTGTCTATTCACACTATAGTAGGAATAGTACACGAAACACTTTATATGATTCATAAGCATCCATGAAAAGACAACAACGTTTACTCACAACAGACGAAGAAATAAATGAATATTTAAAAGAAGGTAGAGTGAGTATCGCTAATGTAGACATTGACACATTAGAAAAAATATGTAGTATTGATTCGGCAGATTATCTACGACAAAAATTTAATGTTATATTGTCTGATATCAAAAACAACGATTATATAAATTCTACAAGATATGATATAGCAGATAGATGGGACGGATTATTTACATTACATAAATGGTGTGTTATAGGCAGTAGTATATACAAAGATGGATTACTTGCTCCAATACAATTTCAATTTGATAGCAATATAGACAAATGGAATCCTCATCCTGGGTCGGATAGATTTTCGTTGTTTCGTCCTTTGGGATTAACACATGTACTATGTCAGTGGGATTTGCCTGATTTTGGATTAAGACCTGATTTTTTGAAGTATGATGAAATACGTACTGTAGAGCAATTGAAGCAGTATTACAAAAACTGGGATACAAGTTTAATAATGCTTGCTGATTATGCGCTTTCAGATTCCGTGAAAGACCATACAGCATTTATGAGCACTTTTTTTAAAAATGTGTCTAAACATGCCCGAACCAGAAAGTTAAAGATAGATGATAAAGTACATCGTCGGTTTGAAATAAAAAATGGAAAAAGTTTATTTGCTGAGATGGAACAAACTACAGAAAAATTCATGGATGAATTATGTGTCGCATCCGACTATGTAACTTCTGGCCCTTGGACTTGGACAGAAGGCAAATTGATATTTGATAAAAATAATATATGGTAAATTTACAAAAACATAATGTTGGATTTGATTATTGGACATTTCAAAACTTTTTTATGACAGATTTAGCAGATAGAATAATAGCTGAATCTGAACATTTTGAATATTTCAAATTAGAAAAAACTAGAATTTGTAGGATGGATAGAATATACATGAATCAGTATGACTATTCTAGTTTTCAAGAAGTATGTACATTGTTTGACAGCAACATTGTGAAAAAAATGTTTAGTGATATATGTGGAACAGATTTTACTAATCTTGGAACCAGAATAGAATTGTGTAAAGATGCCAAAGACAGTTATCTGGTAGAACATTACGATGACCCAGCAAAACTCGCAACTATACAAATATATCTATCTGATACAAATGTAAGTACTACATTAGGAAAAACAGAAACACAGGCAATAAAAAATGCTGGTTGGTTTTTCGCAAATACCGGCAAAGAATTACACTCGCTATCTCCATTAACAAGCAACCGAACGAGTATTATTGTGAATTGGGTAGATGAACGATGGCGCGATAGAGCAATGATAGTATAAATTTTTAAAAAAGTCTTGACAGGTAAGGCACTTTACTCTATGATCTAAATATAGATTGATGAGAGAGCAAATGACAAGAGTACAGTGGCTAAAATATTGTGAAAAGCTGATTGAGGAAGGTCGAGTGACGCCCGAAGAAGCTGTTGCGTATGTTCGTCATTTGTACTATTATGAGAAGTTCAGAAACATTAGTAAAAAGGTGAATCATGGACTACGCAGAAATACTCGTTGAGACAACACCAGACCTTCTGCCTCACACATACTACTTGAACAGTGATGGCAAACTGGTAGCATTCAAGAAAGACGGCGAAGATGAAATTAAAACTTTCAGCAAGCCATTAATGTTTGACAAGAAACGCAGAAAATTCAAAAAGGTGAAAGCATGAATGATGAAATGCCAAAAGTATCTCATTTTCGTGTTTGGTGCACAAACAAGTGGTTTGAGCATCGTGACGAAGTTTTAGAATGGACAGGCAGAACGCCAGAGTACACACCAGAACAGTACTTTGCTAAGTACAAGTGGTGGTTAAAACGTGAGTTTAAAGCAACTGGAGGAGAATACTAATGACTATCTATGTAGGATTAACTGAAACATTTATTTTTCTGGCTTTTATAGCGCTATGTGTGATTTATAATTACAAAAAAGGCCACTCGGATGGTGTAGATAAAATGATTGACCATATGAAGGCAATAGGCACATTAAGAATAGAAAAGGAAAATGGCAAAAACATGTATGTATTTGCCACACATGATATACAAAATGACTAAACTATATACACGAGAAGAGCTAAAAAAACAACAAGAAACTGGAGAGTTACCTTTCTTTGAAGGCTCTCCTGAGTTACTGGCTGAGCGATGGAAGAATGCTGGTCGTCTAATGGAAAAATTGACACCAGAATTCTTCTATGCTTATAATGACTTTATAGATGACGATAGGCCGACTCATGATAAATGGCAAGAAGAAGGAATCCCTGATAAAAGCTACTCAGACCGTTATGGCGGTCCTGTGTTTGGCTGCGACTGGGATTATATGGTAGGACCACGTGATTGGTATAGAACAGAAGATGAACCAAAAGTTGGCGACTATGTACTACGTAAGAAAATATATATCTATGATTGGGGAAAGGAAAAATATGAAATGGCGCAAAGAAATGGCGCGCCTCGTACTCCAGAGTTAGAATACTTCTTTAAACTTCATGAAGAGTACAAGAAGGTTCTGGAACACTACTACAATGAATGTTTCGCTGACCAAGCACCTAATATAGAAAAGTTACTCTACAAAATGATGATTATTCAGTATGTTTGTCCAACCGCTGATGATACAACTATTACTGAGCATCGTAAGCATAATACAGAACGCTTTGGTCCAGACCACTGTGATGAGACATTGTGTGGTCTTCACTTAGGAGAAAATGTCACTGAGTTTCAATACAAAAACACATTGACAGGTGAATGGGAGTCTGCTAATATTACTGATAACAAACTATTAATGTTCTTTAGTGAACACGCAGAGAAATCTGGTTGGAAGCCAATCTATCATAGAATGGTACATAATCCTGACACAAACGAGAAAATTCGTTACTCTATTATTTTTGATTTACAAGCCCGCTATAAAGAGGAAGACTAAATGCTAATCCCAACGGTTATTGAACAAAGTGGTCGCGGCGAACGCGCATATGACATTTACTCACGACTACTGAAAGACCGAATCGTAATGCTGAATACAGATGTAAATGACCATTCAGCCAATCTAGTCGTAGCACAGATGCTATTTCTAGAATCACAAAACTCAGAAGAAGATATTCACTTCTACATTAACTCACCGGGTGGTTCAGTGACCGCTGGTCTATCAATCTACGATACCATGCAGTACATCAACTCGCCAGTGTCTACAATCGTACTAGGACAAGCCGCATCAATGGGTTCATTCTTGGCAATGTCTGGCGAACCAGGCAAACGATTTGTACTACCAAGTAGTCGTACAATGGTACACCGTGTATCATCTGGTACTCCAGGCACACGTGGTTCAGTACATGTACAAGAGTTAGAGTTTGAAGATGCTCGCCGTCACTTTGAAGAATCTAAGCGATTGAACGAGTTTCTAACACAGAAGTATGTTGAGCACAACTCGGCAGGCAAATCGTATGATGAGTTATTTGAAACTATGAAGTTTGACACATTCTTATCAGCAGAAGAAGCGGTAGCTAACGGTCTAGCGGATAAGGTAGTTAATAAGAAATAAGAATATATTACCATTGTGTTAGTTATATAAGGCGCCAACAAGGCGCCTTATTTGTATAAATACATACATTATGACATTCTAGGAATTACAATTATAATGTATACATACAAAGCAAAACTAATAAGAATAATTGATGGCGACACAGTAGATGCTGAAATAGATTTAGGCTTCGGCGTATTTTTAAAACAGCGTATTCGCCTATATGGAATTAATACACCAGAAACACGTACTACTGATTTAGAAGAAAAAGAACGTGGTTTAGCGGCTAAACAGCGATTGACTGAAATACTAGGCAAAGAGTTTATCGTTGAAACTATACTTAACAAAAGAGGCAAGTTTGGCAGAGTGCTAGGTATTCTACATGTTGAAAATGAAGAAGGCACTCGTATGAATATCAACGAGCAACTTGTCACTGAAGGTCACGCTGTAGAGTATGACGGAGGTCCAAGAAGTTAATGAAACTATTCGGATACTGGACAGTATTTGTAGCACTAGGGATTAGTGCTGTAGCCGCGTACTACAGTATTGTCGGATTGGTTGCCATATTTGCGGCCGCTATGTTGCCTATTATTATAATGGGTGCGGCATTAGAAGTTGGCAAGATAACTACGGCTGTGTGGCTTCATACCTATTGGGATAAAGCGGCATGGCACATTAAAACATATTTAAGCATAGCACTAGTTTTGCTTATGTTCATTACTAGCATGGGAATATTTGGATTCCTATCAAAGGCTCATATTGAGCAGACAGCACAGGCTACGGAAGGTGTTGCTCAAATTGAGAGAATTGAAACCGAGATATCAAGATTTGAAGAAGTTGTTGCTCGTGCCGAAGTACAAATACAAAAACTTGAAAATGCGAATGTGGACGCGGACGAAGGAATCCAGCAGAAGATAGACGCAGAGCAACAAAGAATTGATACGGCTTATGAAAGAATTCAACCAGCTATTAATGAGCAAAAGCAACTTTTATTGGACAACTTGGCACCATATGAATCACAATTAACAAGTATAGATTCGCAATTGGAATTATACAATACATATAACGCTGAGAATAATATAAGAGACCTACAACGTCTTGTAGGCACAACACCTGACGGTCGTTATGGCCCTGGTACTAAAAAAGCAGTAGATGATTGGTTGACTACTCAAAATAATCAACGTGAAGAAACACTTGCCAAATTACAAGAATTAAGAGATAATAGTTCTAATGAGATACAACGCATTCGTAAGATTGCTGAAAACGAAATAGCAGATAGTAACAAGTTAATTAGTCGTTTACGTGACCAACTAGGAAGAAATGACAACTCTGAGCAAGTTGCGCTTGATATATCCGAACAACGAGATAGAATAAAAGAAGCAAATGTAGAAATTGAATTGTTGTTTGACCAAAAGTTTGAAATAGAAAAACAAGCACGACTATTAGAAGCAGAAGTAGGGCCAGTCAAGTACATAGCAGAGATGGTATACGGCAATGAAGCCACGACTAACATGCTGGAAGAAGCTGTTCGCTGGGTTATTCTTATTCTTGTAGTAGTATTTGACCCATTGGCAGTTGTATTGATTATAGCGGGTATCACACTTATAGAGAATGCTCCTAGTCGTGAGAAAAAACAACCAGATAAAAAAGAAATTCCTATGCCAGAAAAACCGATTGAAGAAATGGAACACAATGAAATAATGGAAGAGTTCTCACGAATGAATCAAGAAATTGAAAACTCTTACGGTGACATTGGTGACTATAATCCAATGGTTCGTGAACACAATCGTAAATCTGAATCAGTGGAAGTCAAACTTCCTGAGTTTAACTTTGAAGAGCAAACTACATCAATTCCGTTGGTTGATAAAGAAAAGCCAAAAGAACCAATTGTTGAACATCATCCAGCACCTTCGTTGGTTGATTACGAGGCTGAATTGGCACGTAGAGCAAACGAAAGTAAGAGTAAGGAAGAACTTATCAAGGATATGCTGTCTCATACTGACCCAACCAAGCTAGAAGAAGTTTATAACAAAATAACTAAAGATTTGAATCAAAAGAAAGAAATCTAAGGATTATACATGAAACAAGATAACAGTACCTATACTGTAACTGCGCCTGACCTCATGCTGACTGAAAATGGCATGTCTGTTCTTATCACCTGTAATGATGAAGAGAAGATACAACAAATAAAAGATATCTTTGAAAGTATTGTACAAACAAGTATTATCTTTAATGTTCAACGAGCGCCTACTAATGAGAGTACGGTAGCATGGTTATGGTATGTATCACAGCCGTGTGATATCATGATTATTGATATTGACACATGCTCGCCAACTGATGTATGTGCCGCACTCCTTCGTCCTCGTGATGATAATCATATTACTGTTTTTCTTAGCGAGAAACATAAACGCAAAGATATGATTCGTCTTCTTAATGCTACAGCGAGTTATCCCATTCTAAATAGTATAGAAGAGTTAGAATGGTATATTAAAATGGAAATGAAAGTAGTAGACGAATGACACAAAATCTACACTGCAACTTTTGCGGCAAAACACAAAAAGAAGTAGATAAACTACTTGCGGGTCACGATGACACACATATCTGTGACCGGTGTGTTGAGTTATGTCATAACGTCTTACTTCGTGATGATACCAGAAGAAATGAAGACAAACGCAAACGCAGACTTAAAGAGTTATATATTACGCCTAGGCCTCGTGAAATACATGAGGCATTAAACGAGCATGTTATCAGCCAAGAGCATGTAAAGAAAGGCGTATCGGTCGCAGTGTATAATCATTGTAAGCGCATATTCAACGAGACTGATGTGCCTATTCAAAAAAGTAATGTATTGCTAATAGGTCCAACTGGAGTAGGCAAGACATTAATCGCACAAACATTGGCAAACTTTTTAGATGTACCATTCGTAATAACAGATGCTACTACCATAACAGAAAGTGGATATGCTGGTGATGACGCGGAAGTTCTCATACACAAGCTACTTCAAAACGCTAACTATGATGTATCTAAGGCAGAGATAGGCATTATCTATGTAGATGAGATTGACAAGAAAGCCAAGCGCAATGATATGGTTAGTTTAAGTCGTGATGTGAGTGGCGAAGGCGTACAACAGAGTTTATTGAAGTTAATGGAAGGCACAGTGATGAAAGTGCCTAACAAGCCAGGTGCTCATCCAGAAGAGGTAGAGATAGACACAACTAACATACTGTTTGTGGTAGGTGGAGCGTTTGTTGGCTTGGATGATGTAGTAAAACAGCGAATAGGCAAGAAAAAGATTGGTTTTAATAATTCAAGCATAAATAATAATGACGACTGGATAAATCATTTGGAGACACACGACCTTGTGAAGTATGGATTGATACCAGAGTTTTGTGGTCGTCTTCCTAGTGTAAATGTTCTACACGAGTTGAGCAAAGACGATTTGATTAAAGTATTGACTGAGCCGAAGCATAGTTTGGTAAAGCAATATCAGGCGTTATTTAAACTTGACAAAATAGATTTAGAGTTTAAGATCAAAGCATTGGAAGAGATTGCGCAAAAGGCAATCGACCAGGACCTTGGGGCACGTGGTCTCAAGAAAATATTAGAAACGGCTTTAATGGAGACGCAATATAATCTCCCAGAGCTAAGTGAGCAAAAGGTAGAAAAAATCATAGTGACGGAAGAAACTATTACACGAAATGCTAAGCCCTTTATGATTAAAGGTAGTGTTTCGTGAGAAACGATAACAGACGCGGACGCAATCGTGTCCAAGACAAATATGAAGGTATTATCTATAACGAAGCTATTCGTGCGAAAGAAGTGCGAATAGACGGAGAGATAGTAGATTTTAAACAAGCAATGTACGAGGCACAAGAGCAAGAGAAAGATATCATTCTTATCAATGCTGCCGCTAATCCACCGGTGTGTCGCATAGTGGAGTTGAATAAGTACATGTATGAGCAAAAACAGCGTGAAAAAGAGGCTAAGAAAAAGCAACGAGAAAACGCTGTAGAGCAAAAAGAAGTTCGTATGGGACTTAACATTGATACAGGTGATATTGAGGTTAAGTGTAATAATATTCGCAAAATGCTGGCTAAAAATGCTAAAGTCACGATTACTGTCACACTTAAAGGACGGGAACGAGGCCGGGCGGATTTGGCAGAAGCATTAATTAAACAATTCGCTGAGAAACTTGAAGTGGAGCTAGAAGGCTTTTCACGGTCAGGAAACAGAGTCAGCGCAAAAATAGCATAAGGTAAACAATGAGTAACAGGAATAACCCAGCACTACCACGGGGCTTTGGTCTTACGGTAGAAGTACAAAACGGTAATGTAGAACAAGCGCTACGCAAGTTCAAAAAGAAAGTCAACAACGATGGCAAACTTCAAGAGTATCGTGAACGATGTGAATATGAAAAGCCAACTACTGCCCGGACAAAGGCAAAGAAGCAAGCGGTTTCTCGGAATCGTAAGCGTGTATCACAAGAAAGTCTCCGTACTAATCGTTTATACTAAGAGGTAATCATGGACTTTAGACCAATAAACAAGTTTATTTGTGTTAAACCTGAACCCGTGTTAAACAAGTCCGAAGCTGGCATTGTCTTTGTAGAAAAAGAGAGTGCCAAACCTTCCCGTGGACTGGTTGTTCGTGCCAGCGCCAGTGCCACGGTAAAAGAAGGTGACACTATCCTGTATGTCCAAGGTTCAGGAGAAAAAGTTAAACTTGGCGACCAAACATATGTCATCATGGATGACGAAAAAGTTGTCGGAATAGTAAAATAATTCTTGACAACCGAGATAAATACAGTATATAATGAATTTAAGAAAGTAGTAAGAGTACTGCTATCTTAATAGAGGATGCCATTAGGGTCCTCGCAATCTTGCTTAATAAAGGAGAAAACATTATGTTTCAAGCAATTAATACAATGATCACTAGCGTTTCCGACGCACAGAAAAACTTCGTAGATACTTATTTTATGGATTCTTACAAAGAACCAGCACTAGCGGCAGTTGAAGCTAATCGCTCACTTGCTAACGGTATTGTTTCAGCGGCTGACTCTTATGTAGCCGAAGCTAAGAAAGCATTTAAACTTTAATTTACGGAGGATTTCAAAATGACACGACTAACTACTAAAAATCTACCTGACTTTTACAAATCAACTGTTGGTTTTGACCGACTATTTAATGAAATGGAACGAGCATTCACTAGTACTACATCCAGTGGATATCCTCCATACAACATTGTGAAAACAGGTGACAATGTATATGTTATTAGCATTGCTGTGGCAGGTTTTGATAAAAAAGACCTAGAAGTCACACAAGATGGTAATAAACTAACTGTTACTGGTACAGCACCAGAGCAGGACGAAACAGTAGAATATCTACATCGTGGCTTAGCGGGTCGTTCGTTTGAGCGTCAATTCCAACTAGCTGACCATGTAGAAGTAACTGATGTAAGACTTGAGCTAGGTGTACTAAACGTTTATCTAGAGCAAATCGTACCAGATGAGTTGCTTCCACGCAAACTTGAAATCAAGTAAATAAACACTTGGGCGGTGTAACAGCCGCCCTTTTTCTAAATGAGGTTAATATGTCACAAGTACAACGAAGTACTAGCACAGAAATGACTAAACTTAAAGGTCCTAGTAAATATCATGTCATTATGCTTAATGACGATACAACACCAATGGATTTTGTAGTAGCCGTTCTTATGAATATATTCAATAAGACTACGCAGGAATCACATGAGATTATGATGGAAGTACATGAGAAAGGACGAGCAGTAGCTGGCACCTATTCATATGAAGTTGCTGAGCAAAAGTCAGTAGAGACTGTTACAGAGGCTCGCCGCGCAGGTTTTCCTCTTGATGTGAGTATTGAAGAAGAATAAACTAATAAATGAACATAGCAATAACGCAACGTGTTATTGACTACCGCAACGGACCCTATGACAGCATTGACCAAGGGTTCTATAAAATGTTTGAAGGTCATAACCTTCGTCCAATCCCCAACAACTTAAAACATTTCAACTCAGACACTATCAAGCAATCAGACTTGGTAGTGTTTAGTGGCGGCAATAGCATGTTCCCTGACAACTGGCAATATAATGAAGAACGACTCCGTGTAGAGAAACATGTTCTTGAGATTGCTTGCCGCTACAAAAAACCTATATTAGGCATATCTCGCGGCACACAGTTCTTGACTGTGAGCATGGGAGGCAAACTAGAAAAAAGTACTTTACATACAGAAGACCATGTAGTACACTATCATAATAATAAAGTAAATGTAGTCAGTAGACACGAAGAAGTATTAAGTGTACTACCTCCTGGTGCTACGGTTATAGCTAGTGATGAACATGGATATTGTGAATCATGGCGACTTGCTAATATAGCAACAGTGTTGTGGCATCCAGAGCGAATGGAAGACTGTTGGATACCTGAAGAAGTTAAACAGGCAATAGGATTATGAAAGTAGGTATTACATTTAGTAAATAGAGTTACATTTACAACATTTGATAAATAAATGTATAAGGAGAACATTATGTTTGGATACATTTATGAAACAACAAATCTTGTAAACGGCAAAACCTATATAGGAAAAAAGAAAGGCGATTTTGATAGCACTTACTACGGCAGTGGAACGATACTGCAACGAGCACTGGAAAAATATGGCAAAGAAAACTTTGAAGTTATAATGCTATCTGTGTATGATACAGAACATGAGCTAAACGATGCGGAAGTAATGTTTATTGAAACCCGCAATCCGACGTACAACATAGCAAAAGGCGGCGAGGGCGGTGATACTCTTGCCAGAGCAGACGAAGAATATAAACGAGAAATTGTTGCCAAACGAAATCAAGGACTGAAAAATGCGTGGAGTAATTGTTCGGAGGAACAACGCAAGCAGTGGGGAGAAAACATTAGCAAATCTAAGAAAGGCAAAGCAACTCTTCCCGATGGTTATAGACACAGTGAAGAAGTCAAGCAGCGTATTAGAGAGAGCAATAGAAACGTTACGAAGTCTGATGAATGGAAGAAAAATCATGCTAATGCGATGAAATCAAGACGCGGAAAATCTTTAGTAAATAGACAAACTCCGGTAGAAATAGATGAAGTTGTGTATCCTGGTGTCATTGCTGCCGCAACAGCATTAAATGTTTCAAGACAAGCTATCAATAGATGGATTAAAAAAGGAAAAGCAAAATATGTTAAAAAACAGTAAAGTCGGAGTTGTATTTTCTTCATTTGACTTGCTTCATAGTGGGCATATTCAAATGTTACGAGAAGCAAAAGAGCAATGCGATTATCTTATCTGTGGTCTTCAATTTGACCCTAGTGCAGATAGACCAGAAAAGAATGCTCCCGTTCAAACGATAGTGGAGCGTTATACACAGCTTCATGCTGTTAGCTATGTAGATGAAATTATTCCATACGCTACCGAGCAAGATCTTGAAGACGTTCTTGAAATGTATCATATTGATGTACGAATTCTAGGAGACGAGTACAAGGAGAAAGACTTTACGGGAAAGGACATTTGCAAACGTAGAGGTATTCAACTATACTTTAATAAGAGAGACCATAGATTTAGCTCTAGTGGTTTGCGCAAACGAGTAGCGGAGAAAGAGAATGGCAAAGATTCACGCAATGATTGACATTGAGACACTAGGCAAAGAGCCAGGCTCAGTGATATTAACAATCGGTGGTGTAAAGTTCGACCCAAATGACCCAACAAGGGAGCCATTCGGTGAGTTCTACTATAGGTTTGATGTTGATTCGCAACTTGAAAAAGGTCGTGAAACAAATGAAGATACTATTGCTTGGTGGGGTACACAAGACCCGGCGGTAATGGAAGAAGCACTAGGCGAAGATGGACGCACTTCAGTACCAGAAGTGTTAGCCGCATTAAATAAATGGTTAGTGGGTACTGACAACGTGTGGGCACACGGTATAGTGTTTGACATTGTATTAATGGAATCACTATACAAAGACTTTGATATGAAGTATCCTTGGCCATTCTGGAAAGTACGTGATAGTCGTACATTGTTTGGCATTCTACCAAAAGACCCTCGTAAGAGTAAAAGTTTTGACGCACACAACGCATTAGAAGATGCCCGCATTCAAGCGGTATGTGTTCAAGAAGCTATACAGGAGCTAGGAGTTACGTTATAATGGCAGTATATGACTCAGGTGGCAAGAAAAAAGACCACAAGAAATACAAAGAAAACTACGAAAAGATATTCAATGGAACATGGCCATGTCCTGTGTGCGAAGGCACACGAGCGAAAGGTCACACAGAAGATTGTCCTCATCATTGGAAAAATAAATGAAATACGATTTTGTTGTCAGAGAATTAAGCAGAAAAGTGGCCACTGAATTTGTACAGAAGTATCATTACTCACCGGTAATGCCAAAACTTACAAAACACTTTCTCGGCTTTTTTGTTGAGAACAAACTGGTGGGTGTCCTAACGTTAGGTTGGGGCACTCAACCACGACAAACAATCAATAAGATGTTTCCTGGGCTAGAATCAGAGCATTATTATGAGATTGGTAAGATGTGTATGGATGAAGAAATGCCACGCAACAGCGAGTCACAGATGATTAGCGCAACGGTTAAGTGGATGAAACAGAATACACCAGAGAAGCTATTTCTATACACAATGGCCGATGGTATCATGGGCAAGTGTGGTTACGTATATCAAGCAAGCAACTTCTACTTTGGCGAGAAATATCTAACTGATGTATATCTCATGGAGAATGGCGAAAAGTTACATCCTAGATCAACCAAAGCATTGTTAAAAGAGAATGCTGAATTTGAAGGCAAAGAGAAACTATTCTGGCTAACATCTGACTTCATGAAGCACAAAGGCATTAAGAAAATCAAGGGTTATATGTTCAGATACATTTATCCGTTGAATAAGAAAGCCAAGCGACTAATGAAGAATGAGTCTACATTGACATGGAACTTTGAGTATCCAAAAGACGGCGACTTAGAGTGGTTTGATGTGACAGGTGGTAGAGGTAGTAAGATTAAAGTTGACCAGCCAGCATTTACATTTGAAGAAGCTACATATAACGCTAAGAACATCAATGCTCATAAGCAGACTGGTGAAAGTACCTTTGATGATCTGTTTTCGTAATAAATAGTGTTATTATGGAGTCCAACAATAAATGAAATACTTAGATTTATTTGAAGCAGAAGGTCACGAAGGTGGCGCCGCAAAGAAGTTTGAAGATGACTTGGTGACACTTGCGTTACTATCATCCAATAATCCAGATAAGAGTTTAGAAGAAGTGTATGATGCACATGCTACCGAGTTTGCATCACCTGGTCACAAAAAGCAAACTATACAAGCAATCACAAAGTTGAACGAGCGTTTCCCTGGCGAGAAATGGACAAGTGGTTCAAACTCTAACTTTGGATTACAAGATGCGCCATCGCCAGCATATGGTGTAAAGTCTGCTAAAAGTGATATAGTGTTAAATGACAAAGCTATATCCGTTAAACTGGATACAGCGTTTGTTGTTGCTAGTGCGCAAAACAAAGAAGAGTTTGCAGGTATATTTGATAGCGCTCTTGACTACTATATGCAGACTAAAGGCAATGACCTAGATGTAAGTGACGCAGTTGATGGCCTAAAGAGAGCTATACAAACTGCTAAGAATGATTATGTTGGTGAAGTAAAAAATCGTATCTTGCCTGAAGCCCGCAAACTTAAAGTTATCAATAAGTTTAGTGACGTTAAAGTAATCTACGAAGGTCTCCAAGAACACATTGCTAAAGTAGAGCAAGATGCTACAGACGCATATGCTGAAGCAACTAAAGTTCTAAAGAACGAGATTCTTAAAACTATACAGGCAACATTGAAAGATAATCCAGAGTTGAAGCAATACATTACATGGGAAGCATTAAGCTCGTCTATCAAGTACAACTTTCAGTTTCCGTATGCTCAGTGGGTTCTATCACCCAAAGGCGTACATAGTGTACAAAAACCAGATGACCCATATGTAGTTGCTTGTTCTAAAGTATCTAAGTTTGACATTCGTGGTTTGCCTACGGGCAAAATGCGCAGTGGCACATCGGCATTTGCGAAATACTATAAAAAACAACTTGCAGATGGTAATGATGTTGACATTGCGGCTATATATGATGAAATGAATAAGATGGCATTTAGCATGAAGATGGACGTTTCAGCGGCAAATCTTAAGAAACTGGATGTAAATGAAGCATTTGATATTAAAGCGTTATTTAAACGAATACTTGATAAAATCAATGAATGGATTCAAGCATTAGCGAAAAAGTTTGACTCTATGTTGGGCAAGCTAGATGCTTTAAAATCAGGCACATTACAAGGTTGGATGGCAGCACTTGACATTGAACCAGTGGCTGAAATCGTTCTACCGGAATAATCAACTTGACAGTCTGTACTATATCATGTAGTATGGACTGTATATAAAACAATCAAAAGGCAAAATATGCGTATTGAACAAGACATTAAGCTTGACTATAGTGACGTACTCATTCGTCCGAAACGAAGTACATTGGGTAGTCGTAAAGAAGTATCACTTGAACGGACATTTTCGTTCAGAAACTATAAGCCACATGATATGGATATAGAGCATCTACGCCCAGAAAACGGAAATTATACTGGTATTCCTATCATGGCGGCTAATATGGATGGTGTTGGCACATTTGAAATGGCAGAGACACTATCAGAGCAAGGGTTGTTTACTTGTCTGGTCAAGACTTATTCTGTTGATAAGCTGGTAGAATTCTTTTCAGTTGAAAGACCATATGTTGCGTATAGTATGGGTATTAGCGACAAGGACTTTTATAGATTTCAAAATGTATATGGAGCAGTGCCGAGCGGCAATCTTAAATACGTGTGTGTTGATGTAGCTAATGGATACTCGGAGCGATTTACTGACTTTATTCGTAAGTTGCGAGCAGGCTATCCACACATTGTAATCATTGCTGGCAATGTAGTAACAGGTGACCAAACGCAGGAGTTGATTCTAAGTGGAGCTGATATCGTTAAAGTGGGCATTGGTCCTGGTAGTGTGTGTACTACTCGTATTAAAACTGGTGTTGGTTATCCCCAACTCTCGGCTGTCATTGAGTGTGCAGATGCCGCTCATGGTCTTGGTGGCCATATTATCGCTGATGGTGGCTGTACTTGCCCCGGTGATGTAGCGAAGGCTTTTGCTGGCGGTGCAGATTTCGTGATGTTGGGTGGCATGTTAGCAGGTCATGATGAGGGCGGTGGCGAAGTAATCACTAAGCGTTATCAGACCAATGAGATTGAAGAACATGAGACGGGTGCTCGGTTACGAGTAGAAGAGAAACAGTTTGTACAATTTTATGGGATGAGTAGTGATGCGGCTAATACAAAACATTTTGGAGGACTTAAAGAATATCGTGCGAGCGAAGGCCGAGAAGCTCTCGTACCTTACAGAGGAAGAGTGGAAAGTACTATTCAAGATATACTTGGTGGTGTGCGTTCTACTTGCACTTACGTTGGTGCCGATAAATTAAAACGGTTGAGTAAGTGTACCACATTTGTCATGGTTAATAACCAATATAATCGTACATACGAAGGAACAACTACTAAGATATGAACAAATACAACATATGGGATAAGTGGGGTAAACTTAACAGTGTGCTGTTAGGCACAACTTATCAAAAAGAGTTTTATCGAGGAATCAAGAATAAAAAGATTCGTGATGCGTTTTATAGAATTGCTGATGAGTCACATGAAGACCTAGAGAATTATGCACAAGTGCTGAAAGATTTTGGCTGCGAGGTTATTCGTCCTGAGTTGGACCCAAATGACGAATTAATGAACTATATTGATGCAGATGGTAAAATTCAAACAAGAAAAGGACTTATTGTCGATAAACAACAAGTTCCTCGCGCTCCTCTCCAGCCACGAGATTGCACTATTGTAATAGGAAATACGCAGTTTAGACCATCTGAAGAACATCAAAGTGTGTATGATGCACTTGATAAATGGAACAGTCAAGATGTAGTGACAACATGGTCTAGAAATATTCCACAAGTGTCCGCGCCTGAAATAACACAGATAGGAAAAGACATATATATTGATGAAAAATTTCCAGAAATGGCTGCGCATCTAGAGCAATTCAGACAACATTATCCAAATTTACGATATAATAGATTGAAAGTTGGCGGCCACAATGATGCTTGTTTTTCTGCAATTAAACCAGGTGCTATTATGTCGCTCAGAGAGATTCAAAAATACGAGAAGACTTTTCCAGGATGGGACGTGTGTTATCTTGAAGGCGAGAGTTGGAGAAAAGTTTACAAGTTTCAAGATTTGAAAGATAAGAA